GCTCTCGATGCCGGGGTACAGCCGCTGTTCCTCTTGCGTAGGGTCGCCCCAATCCAACGCCTCGAACCCGATGGACATCGCCAGCGTTCCGGCCATTGCCAACGCCAGGCATGCCTTCGTGTACTCTGTCTCGAACCCACGGAAGAACTGCCCAGTGCAGAGCCAGCCGGTAGGGTCCAACGCCATGCGAAGGCACTTGGCTACCACGTGTTCCATGTCGTACTGATGATCCACGAACAGGTTCCCATTCGTCGTCAGGTACGAACGAACATCGCCGCCGCTTGGCACCACTACCTCGCGTTCCAGATCCACCGCCGACGTATTGGCGTACGCCACGATTTCAAGGGGTCGCCCGTTGGCAACGTCCGCCTTGCGAATCAGGCTCTTGCGATGTGCCCCCCACGGGGCCGACAGCAGGCCGATGGGGTTGGCCGGGTCGCTCATCGACCGGAAGTCAGCCGCACGCCGGCGGATCTTGTGGATGATGGGGTTTTCATTGCTCATTGGGGCATCTCCAAAACAGGGACGTATGAACATCGGCAGTTAGGGTGAAGTACGGGATGCTCCACAGATACGCCGCCGTATTCGAACAGGTCGTCAATCGGAATGGGTCCGGGGTACTTCGCCGCGAGCCCTTCGCATTCGGGGCAGGGACCGCCAGCCAGAATCCAACGCTTGCCCTGAACGCCCGCCTCTTTCCACGACTGCAACGCACCCTGATTGAATGCGTTTGTGGTTTCCGTGCGGGCGATGCGTTCAGCCTGGTACCCGCTCAACTCCGGTGCCGCCTTCGCAATCGCGTCCCGCATCTGGCCAGTACTGGTGCCATCCGCCAGTTCCTTCTCGATTGCGGCCTGCACGGTGCCGACCAGAGTTTCCGGTACGCTGGTAGCCAGTTCCAACCCACGATCACGGATGTACTGCATGGCCGGTTCGTTGGCCGTGTTGAACGTGTCTGCCGTTGCACCGGGGATCTGTGCGATGCCGACCGCCGCCCCGTTCTGCAAGGTCTTGGCGATGAAGTCGTCGGTGATGTTCGTAAAGTCCTGCATCTGCTTGACGGTCGGCGGGTCCACGCCTGCGGTGTCATTCACCATCGACGGAATCACGGTCATATACCACGTGTTCATCTTGTTCGCAAACTCGTTGAAGATCCGCACCGTTGACTTCGGCACGTTCGCATCTTCGTCCCATTCGCCCATGGCCTTCAGTTCGATGCCGTCCCGTCCGTGACCATCCGTTCGAACGTCCGCTGATCCACGATTGCCACCAGCCGCTGCGGTGTCATTGGCAGACTCGAGAACCGCACTCCCTCCCTTGCCGCAAGATACGCATTCGCACGCTCCAACTGACGAGCCAACGGACTTTCCGCCGGACGGGCTCGGATCGGTGTCATCATCGCTTTCAACCTGCTTGACGATCTTCTCCGCCCACGTACGCCCCGGATCGCCGCCCCACAAGGCCCATGCGATGCGACCTGCAGACGGGTAGCCGTCCTGATCCGGGCTCCAGCCCTGCCCCTGCTTGTCCACCTCATGCCGTGCGAAGTACGAGGCCATGCGGTACACGGTGTCCAGCGACAGGCCGCGTTTGTTCGTGATGTCACGGGCACGGGCTACGCCAATCTCAGTCCCGCCGCGTCCAAACTCCTGCCGCCAATCGAGCCCACGTTGTGCTTCCTCGGCCATGCTGTCGGTGGGTTCGTATGAGTCGGCCTTGGTCGTGACGGACTTGGTTACGGTGTCGTCTGTGTTTCCTTCGGCATCGTCTTCCTCGTCGGTTGCATCTTCTTCCGTGTCGTCTTCCATCTCGGCCTCGGCAGCGGGCGACACCTTCGCCGGCACGCTGAACGGGTCGAACATCGGGGCGGGTGCCTCCGTCTGCCGGAAACGAAGCACGTTCATTTCATCCGGCAACGCTTCAAGGTCCAGAATGTGCCGGTACTCATTCGGGTAGATGATGCCCTGCATCTCAGCCGCACGCAGTTCCGCCGCAAGCAGTACCACATCGTCCCGCACGGGGTTGTCATACGAGAACCACATCTCGCCTGGCTCAACGCCGAACAACGGCAACAGGCCCTCGGTCAACTCGCTCGCCATGGTCGCCAGACGAGGGGCGATGGACAACTTGGCGAACATCGCATCGGCCACGGTCGCACTCGCAAGGTTCGCACTGTTGAGGCGATAGATCGGCTCGGGGATTCCCGCCGCGTCATAGATCCGCTTCTGCGTAGCCTCCATGCCTTGGATGTACTGCATTTCGTGCGGCTTGGTGGCGTACTGAACCAACTCCGTGTCACGCAACAGCAGGAAGTTCCCCGCCTTGCCAACGCCGCGAATCTGGTTCTCCAGTGCCGACCGCATCTGCATCATCTGCGTGTTGTCGTTCTGTGCCCCGGCCTTGAAGACCATGCCGGGATGCCCGCCGTTGTTCCACCGTGCGACTTCGGCAGTCAGTGCAGCCGCTTCCATGTCGGCTTCGGCGGTCACGCTCTGGAGCCACGACAACGCCCCCACCGGGTCAAACGGATCGGGCATGGACCGGATGTACACCACATCGTCAGTCGATGCGTGGAACATGTCCGAGCGATTGCGGGCGTAGATGAACTCAGAGATGAGCCCGGTACGTGACTTGACGGGCCATGTGTACGCGGACGGGAGCAGGTACAGACTCGTCGGGATGCCGCCCACGCGGTCCCCCGCCCAGATGTACGAACGCCCGCACGCCTCACGCTGCCACCAGAGCAACTTCATCCACAACTGCCCGCAATACACGGGGTCTGGGTTCTGAAGCACCGACAGGATGGGGCTATCCAGCACTTCCTCGATGCCGTCGCCCGCCTTGCTGGCGTAGTTCGCACCCTTGCACGCGGTCGGGCGTACCTCGCCGTCGCCGCGAAGATACTTCAGCGTCTTGCGGTCGGTGACAGCACGCGAGGCGTACCGCTTGGCACCACGGGCCGCACGGCGATACAGCCGAAGCGTCTGCGAGCTGCACACGTTCGCAAGGATTCCGCACGCATGGGCAGGCGTACCAAGTCGAGCCCGTGCGACCAGTTCGTAGTCGCGGCCCGTGTTGTTGTTGTACCTCGAGCTTGCGTCCTCGCCCGGAACCACAGACGCGGACACCCACCCGGCATTCAAGGGGCGGTCGTCGTACGGCTCAACGGCCTTCACGCCACGCATTGCGGGTTGGCCTTGCATCTTGATCGTGGGTTTCTTGGCCGTCATGCAAACATCCTGTGTTCGAGGTCGCGTCGGACAAGTGTATCACGATCCATCGTTGGCACCTTAGCGGCAGGCTCCGGTTCTTTCGCAGATCCACCAGACCACGCCCCGTATCCCTTGTTCGGAGAGTCGAGCCACATCACCGCGTACCTCATCGCGTCCATGCCGTGGTCATTGTCCTTGATCGGGTCTTCCTTCTCGGCCTTCCCGTCCTTACCCGGCGGGTAGATGTACGAATCGAATTCGGCCAGCGTACTGGTCGGTCGCTTCTTCTCGTACAAGTCTCGGTCCAGTTCATGCGTACATCCGGCCAGCACAAACAGACGCGGCCTCCCGTCCCCTTGCACCCGCAGGCGAGCATGCACCGCGTCCCGGCCTGCCCCATGCCCCTTCTCGGCAATGACGCTTTGGATACCAGACTTGGCGAGGATGCCGCGTACGTCGGGGTCATGGTCCGTGATTGTGGCCTCGTACGTCTCTCCCTTGCTCAGTTCTTTGATTCTGGCAGCATGCTCGTCGGTCGTCATGTTGGCCCGGTATGTCTCACGGTACAGGTACATACGCCCGTCGCCGTCGATCGCCCACCATTGGCACACGAAAGGATGGACGAACCCGAAGTCCATGGATCGGATCTTCCGCCACGATTCCCAACCCTCGGGCATGCGGTCCAGCAAGTGTACCGATGTGTTGAACTCCGGGTATACCAGCCCCTCGGACGCAGCCCAACGGCCTTCAAGCAGGCGGGCCCGGCGATGCCCGCTCATGTTCCCAAGCGTACCGAAGATGTATTCCCGGCCAAAATCGGTCCATTCGCCCTTCTTGTGGTCCCACAGAGTTGGGTTGTCTTTGTGGGTTGAAGGTATTTCGACCATCGGTGAAACTGACGCTGCGAGCCGGTCGCAACGTCGCCGCAGCCAGTGGCTAGGGTGTTGCGGGTTGCAATCGCCAATGATCTGCCGGTATGGTCCCTTGCGGCTACGCAATCGGGTCAACAGGTTTTCCCAGTCTTCTTCGGTCAGTTCGGTAGCCTCGAACACGGCGATGATGTCGTACTTTGACGACATGATCCGCGTCTGTTTGTCCATGCCGCCAAGTACCAGAATCGACCCGTTCGGGTATCGGTAACTTGCCCGGTTGTCTCTCTGCCTCTTGCCGTCCACGATGCCGATGGCTACGTCATCCTCGAAGTCAGGCAGGATGGTTTCGCTCATACTGGCCCGCGTCTTACGCACGAACAACCCACGGGCGTTTGGGTACTTCATCAGGTAGAAGTTCACCTTCTCCATCACGCCCCGGCTCTTGCCAGTTCCGGCAGGCCCAGGCACAAGTATCTCCTTGGCCTTGCATTTCCATAGTTCAGTGACCGCCCCGTATGTGACGTATCCCCCGCCTTGGTTGTCGGCTGAACTCGTCAATGCCGCTCCTTACACATCGTCGATGGGGGTGCCAATGCCGTACAACTTGATCGCCTGCGTTGCCTGCCCGTTGTCCATCCGCTCCTGATCTTCCGACCGGTGTTCGTCCTTCTGGCACTGGTCCTCGATCGCCACAGCCGTACGCACCACGCTGGCGATGACCTTGGCCGCGTCCAGCGGGTCAACCTTGGCTGCGATGCACTCGCGGGCGACCGCAGCCGCTTCCTTCAGGCCCTCGATCATCTGGGCCTTGAAGTCTGCATCTACGCCAGCCCACCGCCTCGGACGTTTCAGCAGAGCCTTACGGACCATTCCCCGGTCTCTCTCGTCTGTCATGTCAAGTGCGCACCGAGCCCCTCCCGGGTCCATCGGACCAGAAAGTGTAGCATCTGCTCCGTTTTGCGTCGGTCCGACTTGAGATTCGCCGTTTGCCTGCGTACAAGAACCCCATTCTTGTGCGGCATGTGGTGCCTGTTGCTTGGGGCCTTCGTCAGCGTCGGCCTCCAGATCGTCGCTAGACCAGTGGTCGAGTGGTTGGGTGTTGTTCGTGTCGCTCTCGCTCATGGAATGCCCTCGATGCAAGCCGTGTACTGGCCCCGCGATGCCGCCTCACAGACC